CTTTAGAGCATATAAAGGTATGGCTTCTATGCTGGATAGATTAGCAAGATATATGGAAACTACAAGTATAACAGCAGGAAGAGATGGTAATATTAATTCACTAGTTGCAGCAGCTAAAAACTTTGATCAGATTAGAGCATCATTTAAAGGAGTCTACAAAGATCTTCAAGATGAGCAATCTAGTAAAGTTAGAGGAGGTCAGGGGCTTGCATATGACAGTTAATTATGAGTGAGATTTATCAAGATATACCCTGTTGGGACAATGGTGTATGGACATCAGTAAGTTTTAATTCTAGAGAAGAATTCTCTGGAGCTATTAAAGATATATTTTCTGAACCTGGAAAATATCAATTTGATGAAACTAGTTTTTTATTTAATGAGCAGGCAATAAAGTTTAGTAATAATAAAATATATTGTGATGCACCATTTAAATCTAAAGACTTTATTGAGTATTGGGATAATCAAAAACTAAAATGCAGAAAAGGAGTATTCTATATTAATAAAGATACAAAATGGTTTATAACAAGAGACTACTACATGTGGTTAAACTTCTTACCAATCTTTGATAAAGAAGAACAAAACTTTGGATTTGCAAAAGTAAGAGATGCTCAGTATCATATGGCACTATATGAACTACTAGCAGAACTAAACTATCAGCATGTAGGCATACTTAAGAAACGTCAGATAGCTTCTTCATATTTTCACATGGGTAAGTTACTTAATCAGTTATGGTTTGAGTCCGGTGTTACATTAAAGATAGGTGCAAGTCTTAAGGATTATATAAATGAAAAAGGATCTTGGAAGTTTTTATCTGAATATGCAGCATTCTTAAATGAACATACTGCATGGTATAGACCTATGTCTCCAGATAAAGTATTAATGTGGCAACAAAAGATTGAAGTAAGAAAAGGAGATAGAAAAGCTGAAGTAGGATTAAAGGGTACTATGCAAGGTATGTCTTTTGAAAAAGATCCAACAAATGGTGTAGGGGGTCCGGTTAAGTTCTTCTTTCATGAAGAAGCTGGTATTGCTCCTAAGATGGATTTAACATATGAGTATATGCGTCCTGCTATGAGATCAGGTATGATGACTACAGGTATGTTTATTGCTGCAGGATCTGTAGGGGATTTATCTCAGTGTAATCCATTAAGAGAAATGATACTTAATCCTATATCAAAAGATATCTATGCTGTAGAGACAGATCTGTTAGATTCAAAAGGTACTGTGGGTATGTCAGGTTTATTCATTCCTGAACAATGGTCAATGCCACCGCACATTGATGATTATGGTAATTCACTTGTAGCAGATGCATTAAAAGCTTTAGATAACCAATTTATAACCTGGAAGAAAGATTTATCACCAGAAGATTACCAGTTAAGAATATCTCAGCATCCTAGAAACATTGAAGAAGCATTTGCTCATAGATCTGTATCTGTGTTTCCTCCTCACTTAGTTGCAGCACAGCAAAGAAGAATTGAAGATAAAGAATATGCATATGAGTTCTTAGATATATCAACAGATGAGAATGGTAAACCAGTTGTAAAACAAAGTAATAAACAACCTATTAAAGAATTTCCTATAAGTAAAAAGACTGAGGATAAAACAGGATGTTTAGTTGTATGGGAAAGACCTATCAAAGATCCAACATTTGGACAGTACTATGCTTCTATTGACCCTGTATCTGAGGGCAAGACTACTACATCTGATTCATTATGTTCCATATATGTAATGAAAGCTCCCGTAGAAGTTACTAAAGTATCAGGAACTGAAACTGAAACATACATAGAACCAGATAAAATAGTAGCTGCATGGTGTGGTAGATTTGATGATATTAATAAAACACACCAAAGACTGGAGTTAATAATAGAATGGTATAATGCTTGGACAGTAATTGAGAATAACATATCCTTGTTTATACAGTATATGATCTCAAGAAAAAAACAAAGGTATCTTGTACCTAAGAGTCAGATCATGTTCTTGAAAGATTTGGGAGCTAATGCTAACGTATTCCAGGAGTATGGTTGGAAGAATACAGGAACATTATTTAAGGCCCATTTATTAAGTTACGGTATAGAGTACTGTAAAGAAGAACTAGATGTAGAAACAAAACCTGATGGAACTATAGTTAAGACTAAATACGGTATAGAAAGAATACCTGATATCATGTTACTTAAGGAAATGCAAGAGTATGCTGCTGGTGTCAACGTGGATAGATTAGTATCCTTTGTTGCTCTTGTTGCATTCATGAGAATTCAGCAATCAAATAGAGGATATGCTAAAAGAGTTATCATGGATGATGCAGCTAAAAACTTGCAAAAGTCAGATAATTTGTTTAAATTAAATAAGAGTGCTTTCCGTCATATGGGTAGTAGGGGAACTGTTGTTGGAAATTCATTTAAGAAATCAGCCTTTAGAAATATTAAATAAAGATTATGCAAGTATATAATGCAATGCAGGTTAAGAAAGGGGCCAAGACGGAATACAACCGTATGGGTAGTATTACCCAGCCTATACAATTCTTACCTAAATCAGAAAAATCAGATGAATGGGCCGCTTGGAACATGGACTGGTATGAGTGGCAAGGACTTAAACAGATCCGTAGAAATGCCAGAAGGCTAATGAAAAACTATAAACTTGCTAAAGGTATTATAGATAAATCTGATTATTTAATTTCAGATGATAATGAATACAAAGATATATTAGAAGTACTTACAAAAGAAGATGCTTCTGCATTAGAACTAAAGTTCTATCCAATTATCCCAAATGTTATTAATGTTCTGGTAGCTGAATTTGCTAAGAGATCAACTAAACTTACATATAGAGCAGTAGATGATACATCATATAATGAAATGATGGAGCAGAAGCGTAAGATGGTTGAGGATACATTAATGGCTGATGCACAAACTAAAATTATTGCTGCTATGCTTGAGCAAGGATTAGATCCTAATTCTCAAGAAGCACAGCAAGAAATGAGTCCTGAAAAAATAAAGTCATTGCCAGAAATAGAATCTTTCTTTAAAAAGGATTACAGATCTATGGTTGAGCAGTGGGCATCACATCAACATAAAGTAGATGTTGAAAGATTTAGAATGGATGAACTAGAAGAAAGAGGCTTTAGAGACATGCTTGTTACTGATAGAGAATTCTGGCATTTTAGAATGATGGAAGATGACTATGAAGTAGAACTATGGAATCCATTAGTTTCTTTTTATCATAAGTCTCCTGACTCAAGATATATATCACAATGTAATTGGGTTGGTAAAACAGATATGTATACACCAGCTGATGTTGTTGATAGATATGGATACTTAATGGATGAAGAACAACAAAGAGCATTAGAAGCAATTTATCCAATTAGATCAGCAGGGTATAGTTTAACAGGATTACAGAATGATGGTTCATTCTATGATGGAACTAAATCACATGACTGGAATACTAATATGCCATCACTTGCATACAGACAGTATACAACCGCAATGAGTGGATCAGTCCTAGAGGGTGGTGACATCATCACACAGATACTTTCAGAGGGTGAAGACTACTATGACCAGGGTACTGCATATTTATTGCGTGTAAGCACAGTATATTGGAAAACTCAAAAGAAGGTTGGTCACTTAACAAAAATTAATGAGATTGGTGAAGTATTAACAGAAATTATATCTGAAGATTATAAGGTTACTGATAAACCAATTTATGATACAAGACTTCTTAAGAATAAAACAAAAGATAATATCATTTTTGGTGAACACATAGATTGGATTTGGATTAATGAAGTATGGGGTGGTGTAAAGATAGGTCCTAATATTCCTTCTTTCTGGGGTATGAATAACCCTGGAGGATTTACTCCTATGTATATTGGAGTAGAGAAAAAGAAAATAGGTCCACTAAGATTTCAATTTAAAGGGGATAGTACGTTATACGGATGTAAGTTACCTGTAGAGGGAGCAATATTTTCTGATAGAAATACTAAGTCAACTGCATTACTAGATTTAATGAAGCCATACCAGATTGGATACAATATTGTAAACAATCAGATAGCAGATATCTTAGTAGATGAACTAGGTACTATTATTCTATTAGATCAGAATGCATTACCAAGACACTCAATGGGTGAAGACTGGGGTAAGAATAATCTTGCTAAAGCTTATGTAGCAATGAAGAACTTTCAGATGCTTCCTCTTGATACATCTATCACTAATACAGAGAATGCTCTTAATTTCCAGCATTTCCAAAAACTTGATCTATCTCAGACAGAAAGATTAATGTCTAGAGTACAATTAGCTAATCACTTTAAGCAACAAGCTTATGAAGTAATTGGAGTTAATCCACAAAGGATGGGACAACAGTTATCTCAAATGACAGCTACCGGTGTTGAACAAGCTGCTGCTGCATCATATGCACAAACAGAAATGTTCTTTATACAGCATTGTGATTACCTAATGCCAAGAGTGCATCAGATGAGAACTGACCTAGCTCAATACTACCATAGTACAAAACCATCTGCTAGATTAACATATCTTACAGGTGCTGATGAAAAAGTTAATTTCCAAATTAATGGTACTGATCTATTAATGAGAGACTTAAATATATACTGTAGCACAACTGCAAACCATAGAGCTGTTCTTGAACAATTAAAATCTATGGCATTACAGAATAATACTACAGGTGCAAGTATTTATGACTTAGGTAAAGTAGTACAATCAGATTCATTAGCTGAACTTAATACTGCTCTTAAAACTTCTGAAGCTAAAGTTGAACAACAAAAACAACAAGATCAACAAGCCGCATCTGAAATGCAGAAAGAACAACTTGCTTCTCAAGAGAAACAAAAACAAATGGAAATACAAGCTGCTGCTGAAAGAGATGATAAGATGATTCAAAAAGATATTACTGTTGCTGAAATCAGAGCTTCTGGTTATGGTGCAATGGCAGATGTCAATGAGAATAAACAATCTGACTTCATGGATGCAATGAAAGAGATAAGAGAGACAGAACAATACCAGTCTCAAACTGATTTGCAAAGAGAAAAACTTTCAGATGATATGGTTAAGCATTCTCAGAAGATGAGTATGGAACAACAAAAATTACAATCACAACAAGACATAGCAAATAAACAACTAGAAATAGCAAGAGTAAACAAAAATAAATATGATGGTAAATCAGATAGCAAAAAGAAAAAGTAACCTTAGCTATATATTGCTGAAAATTAATTTTTGACTTTTAAATTTCTCAAGTTTAATTAGTATATTAAAGTATAAACAAAAACCAACAGTATGAGTGAAGAAGTGCAAGACCTGAATAATCAGGTAGATTCTACATCGGTAGAACAAGTTGACGTAGATATAGATGCTCTCTTTGGAAAGCCCGGTGCAGAAAGTATTATGCTACCATCAGGTGAAGAAGCAAGTAAACCAAAGTCTTTATTCTCAAATGAGAAGACAGACATGGCGTTCATTGACAAACCAGTTTCAGTAGATAAAGCTGAGACTGCACAGAAAGAAGAAGTTGAAGAAGCAATAGCTGAATTAAATGATCTAATTTCTCAAGAAGAAGATGCTGGTAATAAAGGTAGACCAAAGGTTGATAAATCTGGACTATTTGAATTAGCACAAAAAATGATTGAGGAAGGTAGTCTAGTAGGATTTGATGATGATAAAGATCTAGAAGAATACACTACTAAAGATTTTAGAGAACTATTTGAAGCTAACTTTCAAGAGAGAGAAAATAAAGTAAGAGAAGATGTTCCAAAAGAATTCTTTGCTGCTTTACCAGAAGAGTTACAGTTTGCTGCAAAGTATGTAGCAGATGGTGGACAAGATTTAAAAGGTCTATTTAGAACTCTAGCTCAAGTTGAAGAGATTAAACAACTTGATGCAGATAATCCTAATGATCAAGCAGAAATTGCTAGACAGTATTTATATGCTACAGGATTTGGAACAGCTGAAGAAATAGAATCAGAAATTCAAGATTGGTATGACTTAGATAGATTAGGTCAAAAAGCTAATCAGTTCAAACCTAAACTGGACAGAATGCAAGAAGAGATTGTTAACAATCAACTTGCAGATCAAGAAAGTAAAAAGAAACAACAAGCTGTTGCAGCTAAAGCCTATACAGATAATGTATATAATACATTACTTACAGGTGAATTAGGAGGAGTTAAACTAGATAAGAAAACTCAAAGTACATTGTATTCAGGATTAGTACAACCTAATTATCCTTCAATTTCTGGTAAACCTACAAACCTATTAGGACACTTGTTAGAAAAGTATCAGTTTGTAGAACCAAGACATGATCTTATTGCTGAAGCATTATGGTTACTTTCTGACCCAGAGGGTTACAAAGGAAAAGTAAGAGACCAAGGATCAAGAGAAGCTGTAGAAAAAACAGTAAGACAATTAAAAACAGAAGAGTCTAATAAGATTACATCATCAACAAATAATGAAGATGAGAAGAGTAGTAGAAAAGAACCTTCAAGAACACAAAGAACACTTCCTAGACAAAATAATTTGTTTAAGAGATTTTAAATAGTAACAAACAAAAACAAATAAATAATGGCAACTCCAGTAATGAACAATGGTATATTCCTCAGAGATACCGCTTACAATGCAAGTTCCCATGTGGATTCTTACCACTTGGTAAACATGCTGAAAGATTCAGAGCCAATGGATTTAGGTCCAGTGGATTTATGGGCTATGGCTCAAAAGGTTGAAATGCCTCTTTACCAAATGTCAAGCTTTGGTGGGAAAAATGTAATCATGGTAGATAATGCTCGTGGAGAGTATAAATGGCAGACACCTGTGTCTACTGATCTTCCATACATCATTGAAGACATTGAACCAGACAATGACTTTAAAGGTATTGACGGTACAACATTCCGTATCAAATTAAACAGACGTGAGTTTGGGCATGGTGATATCATCACTTATGACAAATACAACGGTGTTGAAATGTACATTACAGCAGAAGACATCCTACCAATTGGTGACGGATTCATCTATACTGTACAGTTAGTAAACAATGACAACTTCAAATACTTAGATAATAAGTACTTGGGTAATGGAACTAAAGTATTCCGTAAAGGTTCTGCACGTGGTGAATATGGTGAGAGATTCTCTGACATCACTACAAGAACAGGTTTCCGTGAATTCTACAACTATGTTGGTGGTGCTGAAGCTCACGTACACTATTCTGTTTCTTCAAGAGCAGATTTAATGATCAAAGGTGGAATGAATGCAGATGGTACTGTACCAGTTACAGAAATCTGGAGAAACTTTGGTACTAACAATGACCCATCTATTACTTCTTTGGAAGACATGGTTAAAGTAATGGGTAAAGATAAAGTGAAGAAAGCATTTGACAATGGTGACTTATCAAGAACATTCTTGACATCAATGGAAGCTGCTCACTTGTCTAAAGTTGCTACTGACATTGAGACTTACCTTATGTGGGGTCAAGGTGGTAGAGTACGTCAAGATGGTCCAGATGATTTAAGATTATCAGTTGGTCTTTGGAAACAGTTGGATAACTCTTTCAAAAGAATTTACAACAAGAATAACTTTACTCTTGACTTGTTCCGTTCTGAGATCTACAACTTCTTCAATGGTAAAGTTGAATTCCAAGGTCCAGATCCTAAGCGTTCTCTAGTAGTTCAAACAGGTATGGGTGGAATGCGTATGGTTAATGAAGCTATCAAAAGAGAAGCAGTATCTTCAGGTCTTTTGATTCAGGCTGCAGATATTGGCGCAATCACTGGTAAAGGAATGGACTTGAATTTTGGATTTGCTTATACATCTTATGTTATTCCTTTCTTGGCTAATGTTAAGTTTGTATTGAATCCAGCATTTGACAATGTTCACACAAATGATATTGAGAACCCTATCATTGATGGTTTCCCATTATCTTCTTATTCATTCATTATCTTTGATATCACAGATAACACTAATGACAACATTTACTTGTTGAAGTTATCTTGGGATAATCAATTGAAGTGGTGGTACCAAAATGGAACAATGGATTACATGGGACGTACCCAAGGATTCCAGTCTTCAGGACAGTTCAATGGATACCGTGTAATGATGTCTCAAACAATGCCTGCTATTTGGGTTAAAGATCCAACTAAAGTATTGAAAATTGTTATGAGAAATCCAATCACTGGTGGATCATTCTAATATATAAAACTAGAGAGAGTGTCATCACTGATACTCTCTCTTTTATTTTTTAAAAACCAATAATTAAAAACCAACAACAATGGAAAATTTCACAATGGTAGAAACCGGAAGGGGAACAGTTAAAAAAACACCAATAGCTGTTAGACCTTTCTTTGATGGTAATGCTTCTAACATGGGTTTAGAGGATTACGGTATGTCACTTTTTGATGGTGTTATGCATCATGAACAATTGGCATGTTTAGAAAACAATGGAGTAGTAAGATACTTAACAGGTCTTAATGAATTTGCTCCGGAAATTAAGCTTCTTAATGAAAATGACAGAGAAGCAAGAGTAAAAGAAATTAGAACAGCAATCATAGAACTTGAGAAAGAATTGGCTGCTAATGTTTTAGATATTGAAGATCCACAATTCTGGAATAAAGTAAAATTACTTAAACCAGATAATGCTGACTTTTGGAATAGAATAAGTTTAGTATGTGGTAATGAACCATTATTTTTGGATCCAAAAGATCCTTATGATAGAATTAAACTACATGGAATTGAGGCAGGAGGATTTGCTATTGTAGCAAAGAGTTTTGAAGATGCAAGATCAAGAGCAGTTGCTCCTAAGTTTTATTTAGATAAAACAGAAGAAACTGTAATGGCAAGAACTGAATACAAGAAAATGCGTAATAAAGCATTATCTGAACTTCAGAAATTATTTGATAAAAATAGTACTAAGTTATTCTACATTGCAAAAGTTGTAGATATCAATAGTACTCAATATAAGAAGTCTACACCAAATGATATTATCTATGAGAATATGGATAACTATATCAATGGTTTTGGTGGAGAAACAAATAAAGAAAGAGCTGCTAAATCATTTATTGAAACAGCTACTATGGATATGGAAACACTAAAAATTAAATCAATTGTTAGAGATTCCGTATTTTTTAAGTATATTATAAATAAGGCAGATGGTTATATCTATCATACTAAGACAAGTGCAATGCTTGGAAGAAATGTGTCAGATGTAGTAGAGCACTTAAAGAATCCTTTAAATGAGGATATTTTAAAAGATCTTAACATGTCTTGTGAGAAGTATTGGAACTCTTAAAATAAGAATAAATATAAACTTTAAAAATAAATAATTATGTTACGTCCAAAAAATGTTGTTAAAGCTAGAAAAAAACTAAATACCGGTGATAAGTTGGGTTACTATGAACAACTTAAAAAAAGTGAAGCGTTGTCCCCAATTGCTCAAAAAGAATATGATAAATTGAAAAAAGCAACAATTACCAAACAAAAAACTGGTGGCGCAACAAAAGCAATAATGAAAACAGGTGGTATGGTAAATTCTAATGCTAAGATTGTTGCTATCAAAAAACCAAAAGGTAGAGTAGGTGGTACTAATAAACCAGTCCCAAGACCTGCTAAGGGATAAGGAGTAATTAAACAATTTATAAATTAATGTATTATGGCACAACCAAAATCTTCTTATCAACATCCCTTGAAAGGATCTACAAGTGTTATCTATAAAAAGCCGGCACCATCTAAAGCTTCAAGTTCTAAACCGTCAAAACCTGCTTCTCAGGTGGTTAAGCCAAGTAGTTCTAAGTATAGCAAAATGACACCTGCAGAAAGAAATGCAAATACACTTGCCGGTATAAAAGAAAGTGTTACTAAGTATACGCCTAAGCCATCAAATAAGAAACCTGCAGCACCTAAAGCTCCAGCCAAAGCTCCAGCTAAACCAGCTAAACCAGCTACAGTTAAAACTCCAGCTAAAACACCAGCTGCAGTAAAACCAGCTCCAGCAGCACCTGCAAAAGCTCCTGCTGCAAAAACTGTATCTCAAGTTTGGAAAGAGAAAACTGGAATGGATTGGTCTGAAGCTAAAAAATTAGGTGTATCTGATGGTAGTGCAAAATCTAACATGGCTTTATTAGCTAAGTTAAATAGTGGTGCGACATCAAGAGCAGACCTTGGTGTAAAAGTAGAACCAATTGTTTTGGCTACTAAAAAAAATGAACCAATGGCTACACCTGAACTAGAAACAAAAAGAAAAGGTGGTGCAACAAAAATGAAAAAAAAATATAGAATGGGTGGAATGAAAAAGAAATCTTGTTAATGGCAAAACAAGGTTTATATAGTAACATCCATGCTAAAAGAAAAAGGATAGCATCAGGTTCCGGGGAGTCAATGAGACAACCTGGAACTAAAGGTACTCCTACAAAAAAAGCATTTATTAAGTCTGCAAAGACTGCAAAAAAGAAATAGTTATGGCAAAGACACCAGCTTGGACAAGATCAGAAGGAAAGAATAAAACAGGTGGTCTTAATGCTAAAGGTGTTGCTTCATATAGAGCAGCAAACCCAGGTAGTAAACTTAAGATGGCTGTAACAACTAAACCTTCTAAGATAGAAGCTGGAAGTAAAGATGCTAAGAGACGTAAAAGTTTTTGTGCTAGAATGTCAGGAGTTAAGGGTCCTGCCAAAAAACCAAATGGAGAGCCTACAAGAAAGACTCTTGCGTTAAGAAAGTGGAACTGTTAAAAAATATATTATGGCAAAGAAATGTATGAGCTGTGGAGGCTCAATGAAAAAAATGGCTAAAGGTGGTAGCAATGTTGAAATGGGTATATACGGTATACCTAATGCTGGCAGAACTGATCAATTAGGATTTAGAAAAGGGGGTTCAGTTAAACCTAAAGCTAGACTTGGTATGTCTGTACAGCCACCTGTAACTGGTACTAATAAACCACCAAAAACTACTAACCCTAAACCACCAACAACAAGTACTAGTCACAAGCCAGTACCTGGTACTTATCGTGGACCTGCTCCAACTTTAAAACCTTCAAATGGTACTAGCACTCCTACACCAAAACCTAAACCTAATTTTAAAGGATCAAAGCCTACACTAACATTAAAAACAAGTAAAGCGGGTGGTGCAGTAAAAGCTACTAAGTTTGCAGCATTAGCACCGCCTTATGATAAGGCTACGGCAGCAGATAGAATTGCAGGAGCTAAAAAGAATGCACGTAAAAGAAAATAGTCATGGCAGCAAATAGAGTTGTTAAAACTTCTTGTAAGAATACAAAAGTTAGATCTGCATCCGGAACTTGTGTAAAAGAAAGACCTTCTTTTAAAAAGGGTGGTGAAAAAAAAGCTATGATGGGAGAAGCTCCTGTACTTTTAATGAAGAAAGGTGGTTCTA